TCATACGCGGTGTCTGGATGGCCCATCTCAAAAACGAAGTCTGCGCCGTTCCCGTCAACGCATGTCCATTTCCTGCAATCGCCGCGCCGGTATTCAACGAAGATTGGGTCGTCGTCGCTGCCGCGCTTGGCCTGCGGGTCTGGCGAGCTGATGAACACGATATGCGGAAACGGGTAAGACGCCGTGCGCTTGCGGGCCATGTCTGCGGAAAAGTCGGGCCATGTGCTTACCTCGTCGCACAGGATCAGCGCCCAGCCGTCTTGCTTGAAAGCATGCTTTGCCTTCGGCCACGTCACGCGGAAGTCCATAGACGGAAAGGCTATGTCGTGCTGCGTGCTGCTTCCGTGCCGGTATTCACGCGCGGTTGACTTTGCGCACCGCATGGAACGCTTGATGCGCTTCTCCATCATGCGCTCGGCGGATAGCTGGTCGCCGGTAACGTACAGGGTCGGCTGCGGTCGCATGGCCACGGCGTACCGTATGGCGTTCAGCAGCAAGTTTTCAGAGCCACCAGCGCGCGCGCATTTCAGAGCCACCACTTCGTTTACATCGTAGCGCGTAAGGCACTCTGCCGGTTCCTTCCAGAACGGCATATATGATGCGTCATACCGGCCCTTGATTGGCGTGTCGTAGTTGGTGGCAAGCGCAAAGTCTACGTTGGCCTCGGCCCATTGCCATACGTTCAGCGCAGGACGCGGAAGGAATCCAGGCCGCAACCACTTAAGCACAGATGCCGGTAACGCGGGCTTGTTCATGCTTTAGCGGTCAAAACTATCGCATCAGGCGCATAATCTTTATGACAAGAATGCCCGTATTTGAAATAGCTATAATCCATATCAAGTAATCTAGCGTAGTCATTGAACATCCTTTTCAATCATTGCTCCATCACCGCCACCAGTTCGCCCAGCACCTGGTCCCTTCCCTTGCGCATCTCTTCGATCAATGCGGCATCCTTACGCTTCGATCCGATGGCTTCGATCCACGTATCCCACAAGCGCATACACACGTTTTGCATCTCGATCAACTGCGCCTTGTGATCGGACAGCGGTATCAACTCGCCCTTCGCTTTGTCGCGCTCGATCTCCAACAGGTCGCCCTGCAAAATGATGCGCCGCAATGTTGCCTTCTTGCCCTGCACCACTAGCGACTCATCGCCGCTTGCCTCTAGCTCGTCCAGTTCTTCTTGCGCGCGGTTCTTATCAAGCGTTGCGCCTACCGACATAGCCTCAAGTGCGACGCGCTTGCTGACTAGGCCGTCGCGTCCGGTTGGTATGCCGTGGCGACGCAACTGCTGGCCAACAGCGCTTGGAGTCTTGCGCGTCAGGCGCGCGAGATCGGCCTTGCTTATGCGGTCTGATTTCTCATTCATGCGAAGATTCTCATTTTGATAAACCCTTACCCAGTTAAGTAC